GATGGTGAAAGGACCTTAAAACAACACGCTTATATAGAAAAAGAAAGAGGTGCTTGGTACGAAGAAAAATATTCTGGAAACAAAGCATTGTGCAATAAAGGGGGCGTTCATGATGGGGATAGATTTGTTAATATCGATGATATTCAAGAAGAAGAAATAAATGAAAACTGCTGTAAAAAATGCCTTAAAATTTATAAAAAATATAACTCATGATAGCACCACAAGAACTACGTTTAGGAAACTGGATCAATATAAACGGTTCTCCATTTCAAATAGAATTGCCGGACTTTAATTTGATCGTAAATAAGAACGGTAAAAGCACTTATGAACCCATAGAGCTGAATGAGGACTGGCTTTTGAAGCTGGGCTATGAACGTGATAAAAATGAGTATTGCGTATCCGGACATGATAGGTTTAATGTTTTCCAATCTGTAAAAGGACCTTACATATTTTGCGATGATGAAAAATCAATACGATATGTAAGGTATGTTCACGAATTGCAGAACTTATTTTTCGCCCTTACCGGGGAAGAACTTAAAATTAAAGAATCATGAATCTACAATTGTCTTTAAAAAAGAAATGGTTTGACATGACTAAAGCCAAAATTAAACCGGAAGATTACAGAGAGATAACACCATATTGGTGTAGTAGATTGTTGCAATTTAAATCACAAAATATAAAACAATCAAATTTTGAAGCATTGTTTAATCTGAATAACTATCAATTTGTCATTGACTTTATAAACGAGAATTACGATTTAAAACATTTCGATTTAAATGTTATGACTTTAGGCTATCCTTCAAAAGGCGACACTGAAAGAATTTTAAAACTGGAACACGCAGGAATTGAAATCAGAGAAGGGAATCCAGAATGGGGCGCAGAACCCGGTAAACTTTATTTTGTAATAAAACACGGAAAAATACTATGAAACATATTATAATAACAATACTAGCACTAATATTTGTTTTAGCATTACTTTACTCTGGTATAGCATTTTACTATTTAACATTTAATCCTTCCAAATGGAGTGAATCGGCAAGACAATTTTTTTCTGTATTTGGATTTTTGGGAACTATAATAGTAATAGGTGCTTCCATAGGAATGTATATTGACTTAAAAAAATTAAAATAACATGAAACAGTTAGAGATAAAAACAAATAAAAGACTCCTTATTGTGGAGGGCGGATTTATGTATTATCACAATGGGAGCCCTTTAAAATACATCTGCAAAGGCTCAGATCTTACTGAGGAAGTAGCTGAAGAATTTTCAAAACCAGTAAAAAGTTCTCATGGTAAAGATGGCTTTATAAATTATCTGTATGAGTCAAAAGAAATAGTTTATAGTCCTGCTTTCGTAACCGCTTTAGAATCCTTTATTTCCGCCATAGAATCAAAAGGCTTTATCTGGGGTGTAAATAAGGTTAAATATCCTAATAAAGAAAGCTATGGTTATCATGATAACATAAACATTTTGGATGACCCGCCGGGGTGGGATGAAAAAGAATTTTACGAGGATTTGGATAAATGGCGGGAAGCCGAATCAATGACCTTCAACCCATCAAAATGTATAATCTTTGAAATACTGTAAAGATGAAAGTAATACACCATATGAGTATAAACCTTGAAGGAATACTCAGGAACTATAAAGGGAAGAAAATTAATATTTTCAACGATGAAAACGGCAAAATAATGTCTGATAAGGAAGCGCGAAAGGTTATTGCTGAACTACAGGCAAAAGGACACAAACTAATGTCTTGTAACCCTGAAAAATGCATTGGCTTTGATCCATTCGGAGGTGGTTGTCCTGGACATGAAGTTGAAGAGTAATTACGGATACCCATAATACAAAACCAAATAACCAAACTAAATTAGAACTATGAAAGAATTTATTAACGAATGTATGCTATTCAGGAATAAGGACACAGAATTGAGAATAATCGGTGCGCTTGCTTGGTTTTGGATTGCCTGTGTGGTGTACTTGCTTTTCTATCTGTTTTAGTATCTTTACTCCATGGAAAACATGCAAGAAATAGAGAGGCAATTCTTTGAAGCTTTAGAAGTTGAATTTAAAAAATCAGGTGGTAACAATGGAATAGATCACAATATAATAGATCCTATTTTAAAAATGCCATTAGAACAAAGAAATGAATACATATCCAAGCTTTTAAAAGAAAAGAAGATAGTCAAAATTAACCACCTTAACGGAACAAGCTACACGCTGCCAAAATAAAGCCCCTGAATTAACAGGGGTATTTTATTGGAATTTTTCATAATGGTTTTCTCTTAGCCATTGGTTTAACTTGTTTCTTAATTTCATTAGAAAATATGGATCATCTTTAGGGTAGTAAATGTCTGTGAAGTCCATGGAGTCTATACCATTTTCTTTACATGTTCTTTTATCGTATGCCACGCCAATTATAACATCTTCTTCCGTAGCTTTTGCAACAAGAAGTGATTCATTATCTTCTATTATCTCAAAGATAGGCTCTTTACATTTTCCCTTCATATAAAATTTTTTAGTGGTTAAAAATTATTTCTGCAAATAAACGTAAAAGTTTCTTTGGTATCTAAAACCTGCCAATTTTTACAGAGTTAGTTATTCCTAAAAAAATTGTTAGTAAAAACTATAAAAAAAGTTAGAAAATACTTTTTTAACCACACGATTCTTCGTAACTTTACTATAAAGCAGTTGGTTATGAAGATGGGGAAGCCTAATTATTGCACAGTGTGCGGGAAAGATTTTATACCATTTAGGATAGGTCAGGAAGTATGTGGATGGAGCTGTGCAATTGCTCTAGGCAAATCAAATGTTCAGAAGCAAAACGCTAAAGCTTGGAGAAAAGAGAAGAAGATCAGGAAGGAGAAGCTAAAGACTCACAAGGACTGGCTGCAAGATCTGCAAAAAGACTTCAATACATTTATTCGATTAAGAGATAGAGATCAGCCTTGTATAAGCTGTGGAACTACGAGAACGGATATTAAGTATGACGCAGGGCATTTTTGGGCTACAGGAGGATTTCCTAATGTGAGATTTGATGAAGATAATTGCCACAAGCAATGCAGTAACAATTGCAACTTTAAAAAGTCAGGGAATATTAACGAATATCGTCCGAGGCTTATTGAAAAAATAGGGATTGAAAGATTCGATGCTTTAGAGTTCAGAGCGAGAAATGGAGTTTTGAAATTGTCAATTCCAGAGATAAAAGAAAAGATTGAGTATTACCGCTCAAAGATTAGGGAAATGAAGAAGAAAGCGGTTGTGTGATATGATTTAATTGTTGTTGAATTACCAAGCACAGATGATGAGTGCAGAGGGGGTGGAGAGTTGGTTGATGAAGGAGGGTGCTTGGTGTTTATTTTTAAATGAATAAGATGAATCAAAAACAAATGTTTCTAGAGCTTTTCAAAACACATAAACTAAAGAATTACAGAAAAACTATGGTTGGTTTTGGTTCTTTACTTTGGAGGATTGTAAGACATACAGATAAAGACATTTATGCCTATGGTTTTAAAGACTTTATATTGGGGGAATATCGGGTTTTATACTCAGGGAATAATAAGTTAAAAATCCTAACTCCTTTAGTTATTTCTATTATCGGCATTGTGCTTAATATGTTTTGGATTCCATTTGTAGTAATTACGTATATACCGTACAGTTATTTTGAAGGTGCAAAAAATTGGATTACAGATAGTGGGTGGATTGACAATGTTAGATTATTCAATTGGGTTAATTTAATTCTTGTGGTTGCTTTAACGATAACATTGATTATTAAGTGGTAATTAAAACGTGATGCTAGCATATAGGTAATGCGATAGGCGAGTATGATAAATACTATTACGAAAGAATCCGGTTCGAGTCCGGAGCATAAGCGAAGTGACTGTATCGACAGACAGCCCGGAAAGACGGGCAACCAAAGAACAGTGGCGGGTGAATCCGCTTATGAAGTCGATAAGGAAAGGATCGTGTATAACACTATGTTGGAATAGAAGTTCAGTAAATAACACGAAGATAGTACGGTCCTGAAAGGTAAATGAAAATATTAAGACTTATCCCATTTAATGGTGTGAACTAACATTTACTATAGATCCCATTGTTCTTTTAAAAAAAATGAAGTATAATATCCATATTATATAATCCATAGGGCAAGTATGGTTGACTGATAGGAAAGACTATCATTTTAGATTGATTTAATGCAGTAGGAACTATTTTTTTCATATTAATATTTTGTGATTTGGTGTCCCGCTGCTGTAATAGGTAGCGGGTTTTTAATTTAGGGAGTATGAATGCAAAATTTAATTTGTTGGGAATGGAGGGTAAAGAAAAAATGATTGAAAGAATTGCAATGAGTACTAATCAGTCTTACGAAAAAGTAGAAGCTGATATAAATTCATTGATAAGTATGGGTGTTAGTTCGAATACTGCATCTAAAGCTTTAAAGGAGCTAAGTGATGAGATTCGAAATGTTAAAATCAGTTATCCCCAAAAAAGAAGAAAACCTACGAACTACACCAAGCCACGTAACCGAAAGAAGAAAAATAAATACTAAACTAATTTTCTATGACAAAGGATCAGTTTTTAAAAGGTAGAGATATTTATGATAGAATAGATTGGCTTGAAATACAAATCAAGCGTCTAACAGAAGCGTTGGGTGAAATAGAAGAAAAAGGATCGACCAAGCGATTGAGATTAAAGGTTGAAGTAAATGATCTTAGTTCATTTGGAGACCATTGTCCATCAAGAGAGTTTTCCAGAAAGTTCTTAAAAGATTTTATCCAAGAGTATGATAGCGAGTTGAAAAGTCTTGAAGAAGAGCTAAGCAAAATTTAAAGCAATAATTTTCTATGGCAGAGGGAGTGACAGGGAGTGCGGTGAATGAATAAAGAAAAAGAAATGGCAAAGAAGAAGAGTGAAGATAATGAAGGGAGAATGCCGGACGGTAAGTTTGCGGAAGGGAATACTATTTCTGTAGGCAACGAAGGTGGAAGGCCAATGAAGTTTGAAACGCCAGCAGAATTAGAGTCTTTCTGTAAAGGTTACTTTGAATGGGCTGATAAAAACCCATGGATAAAAAATGACGTTGTAAAAGGTGGTGAATTCGCCGGAACTCCACTACAAATTCCAACACAAAGACCATATACTTTAATTGCGCTTTGTCATTACTTAGGAATCGCTCATGCAACCTGGAAATTATATGAAGAAAGAACGGAGTTTGTGGAAGTCACAACATGGGCGAGAGAAAAAATAAACAACCAGCAGATAGAGGGAGCAATGGTTGGAGCTTTTAATGCTAACCTAACAGCAAGACTTCAGGGCCTATCAGATAAACAAGAGCAAAAGCATATTGGAGATAAAGACAATCCAATAGAAATAAAAGAACAAACAAAAATCATTTTCACACGTGGTTTTGGAGATTCCAAATAAGTTTGAGCCATTGTTTGAATGGTTGCAATATAAAAGAGGTGGTAAAGATGAAACTAAACCGCCTTTTTCCGTTGCTATACTGACAGGTGGAAGAAACTCTTTCAAATCATTCACGGCTTCTGTAATGCTTGCTGAAGCTGTCTCTTCTTATAATCACAGAATACTGTATACCAGATACACTATGACATCTACAGAAGACTCGGTAATTCCAGAATTCAAGGAAAAGCTTGACCTTCTTAATTATGGAGATCGTTTCAACATAAACAAAGACAGGATTATTTACAAAGAAGGAGAAAAGGAAGAAACAGAGACGACGCCAAAGGTAATATTCAAAGGTATCAAGACTTCTGCCGGAAACCAAACAGCAAATCTTAAATCTCTAAAAGGGTTTTCAATTTTCGTACTGGAAGAAGCTGAGGAAATGCCATCGTTTTCAGAATGGGATAAGATCCGAAAGTCGATAAGAGCAAAAGATGTATTTAACCTATGTATTTTGATTCTTAACCCGACAACAAAGGAACATTGGGTACATAAAGAATTTTTTGAAGAAAGAGGTATTCCGGATGGATGGAATGGTGTCAAGGATGGTGTTTGCTATATTCATACCACTTACAAAGATGGCCAAAGAGATTGGACAGCCGACCATATTATGGAGGACTTTGAGAAAACAGAAGAGGCGTATCACCAATACTTATCGACGCCAATAAAAGAACGAGACGCATTACCTGAAAAAATAAAGAAATGGCATAACTACTATGCGCATTCAGTTCTTGGTGGCTGGCTTGACAAAGCTGAAGGTGTTGTGTTTACGGATTGGGTTATCGGTCCTTATCAGGAAATCAATTCAACCCTTCATGGTCAGGATTTCGGTTTTTCCGTCGATCCTACAACACTAGTAAGCGCATCGATTGATAAGGTCCGTAAAAAGATCTACTTGCGAGAGGAATTATATAAAACCCACCTAACCACAACGGATATTTACGAAGCAAACAAAAGAGTCGCTGGTACCCGAAAAGTTTATGCCGATTCAGCAGAACCAAGATTGATTGAAGAGTTGAGAAAACGAGGGAATAATATCGAAGCTGTAGAGAAAGGACCGGGGAGCGTTTCCGCTGGAATTGCTTTAATGCAGGATTATCAGCTTGTGATAGATCCGGGAAGTATAAACCTTATCAAAGAACTGAACAACTACGTTTGGAGTGATAAGAAGTCAAGCGTTCCGGTAGATGCTTATAACCATCTAATTGATGCTTGCCGGTATGCGTGCTACAAAGAATTAAAAACAAGCCGAAACGTTGATTTAAAGAAGCTCGGCAGAATGTTAGGATAATAAAAAATACTATATATGGATTTGAAAGGATTAGATGCAGAGGAAATAGTAAAGAAGCTGGATAAATTAAGACCGAACACGGACTATTTATCGAAAGCTGTTCTGCAGTACAATGTGGAAACTCACGAAATTTTCACCAATAAAACGAAATACCCGGATAAGCTGGTGGAAACCGAAGAAGGAACAACCTCACAGCCTATTAACCGTATCGGATTTGCTATCCAGCAGATGATTGTTGATAAGATTGTTGCTTTTGGTTTTGGGAAGCCGGTTTCTTACATTCCAACTGATGCTAAAGTCTGGCCGTTGGTTCAATCGGTACTAGATCAGAATAAAAGCGTTTCGTTAACCCGGAATATCGCAAGACAGATATACGGTGCAACTAAGGGAGCGGAGATTTGGTATTTGACACCGGAAGCAGATAGATTGCGAGTAAAACAACTATTACCAACTGAAGGTGATGTTTTCTATCCTGTCTTTGAAAACGGAGACATGACGGCATTTGTTCGTGAGATTACAGTAAAGGACGAAAACGACAAGGAAGTCGAATATCGTGAGATTTATACTGCTGAAGAAAAGATCGTGCTTAAAAAGGAGTCTCAATGGATTGAAGAAAGCCGAGAACGAAACATCATTGGTAAAATACCGGTTGTATATGGATCTCAAAAGAAAACCGAATGGGATATTGTTCAGCCACTTATCGAACGTTTGGAAGAGCTTGCTTCCGGTCACGCTGAAATTAATGACTATCATGTTGCACCGAAAATAAAAGCAAAAGGAGAAATAAGCGGATTCGCTAAAAAAGGAGAAAAGGGGGCTATTTTCGAAATGGAGAAAGACGGCGAACTTGACTACATGACGTGGAATAACAATACAGACTCCTATAAGCTCGAATTCGACAACCTATGGAATATTATTTTCAAAATCACTCAGACGCCTGATATTTCCTTCGACAAACTTAAATCAATGGGAGCTATATCCGGGGTAGCAGCCCAGTATTACTTCATGGATATTCATTTGAAAGTTGAAATGAAGCGTGAAATATGGGATGATTATCTGGCGAGGCGTATCAATATAATCAAAGCATTCCTGGCAAATGTACTCAGCACTAAAGATGCTAGAAAGCTGGAAGAACTAGAAGTTGATATTGTTTACAATCCGTACATGATTAATGATATGAAAGAGAAGATCAGCTATCTTATGGATGCAACAGGAGGACAGGCTATAATGTCTGTTGAGACAGCTATGCGTAATCTTGGTATTGATGATCCAGTTGAAGAAATGAATAGGATTCGTGACGAAAATAGTAGTGCATCAGAAACAGAGAACTCTCAAACGTTTGGATTATGAAAAAGAAAACGATAAAAATTCCGATATACTTTGGAGATTTCATTATCATTTTAGATCCGGAAGAATGGAAGAACGTAAACAGCATTTATCAAAATCGTCTGCAATGGGATAGACCGGCCGACGAAAGAGATGAGGCGTTTGTTTTTGATGATTGCCACGATGGATATTCCAAGTATGTAGTATGCTTTAGAGATCGGCCTAAAAACAGTGTTATTACTCATGAGTGTGTTCACCTTGTCAACAAGCTATTCAAAGACCGTGGTCAAAAGTTAGATATTGAAAACGACGAGGCTCAGGCTTACATGACAGGGTGGTTTTTTGATCAAATAGAAAAATTCTTCAATGGACTTCGACAAACAACATAGAAAAAGAGTAGAGCAGTATTTAAGACGAGTTGAAAAACTTTTCAATGACCTTGTTGAAAGTATTGTTTTTTCTTCCCTTCCAGTAACTTTAAAGGAGGGGCTTTTTCAGTTCCGAAAATATCCAAAGATAACCAAGTATATCGAAGATGTTTTCAATCAATTCAACTCGGATCTGCGTGAATTGATAACGGTTTCTACTGCTTACTCATGGAATGTTGGAGATTTGAAGAATGATGCATTAAAACTTGCAACGCTCAACAGTATTTCCGGGAAAATTCCGGTTGAAATCTTGAATAAACTCAAAGAAGCGCCTATGCCTCGTAATGCTGAAGCATTAAACGCGTTTCAAGAGCGAAAGATTGGTAAATTCACTATTTCAGACCGTGTATGGTCAATTACTCAGAACACGAAGAAAGAGCTTGAATTTGCGCTTGATTTGGGACTGTCTGAGGGTAAAAGCGCTCAGCAATTAGCCAGGGAAATAAAAAAGTATCTTAGAGAGCCTGACAGGCTTTACAGAAGAGTTCGAGATAAGCACGGAAATCTTACTTTGAGCAAAAATGCTAAAGCCTATAAACCGGGACAAGGTGTATATCGAAGTAGTATGGCAAATGCTGTTCGCCTAACCAAAGAAGAAAACAATCTGGCTTATCGGGAATCGGACCAGCTTCGCATAATGCAGAACAATGATATTGTTGGTTATCAAATTCAGCTAAGTAACGCGCATAAAATTGTTGACATCTGTGATGATCTTAAAGGTTTCTATCCGAAAAACTTCATTTGGAAAGGCTGGCATATCGGCTGCATGTGTCAACGGTTCACTGTCCGCAAAACAGACAAAGAAATCATTGATGAGATCAACAAAGGGATGAATTTACCGCCCGAAAGATCTGAGAATTATATTTCTGATGTTCCAGAACAGTTTAAAACATACATGGACGAAAACAAAGCAAAAATGGAAGGTTGGAAAACTCAGCCATCTTTTATGGTTGACAACAAGAAGTTTTTACACTAGAAATTTTGTAATTTTACTGGATGATCTCGCACCAAGAACAAAAACTATATGATGAATTAACGGAAGGCTGTAATTTTATGCCACTTCCGGACAAGCTTTTATTAATGGTTGAAAACTGCAACTTTACCGGAGAAATTCACCCCGAATTCCCGTTTATATGCTATCATTTTCATTCATATTCTTACACTAAAAGACAGTATGAAAGCCTTTGTGATTTTCATGTGAGGCTGTTGGAACAAGTTCAGCAGCATAAAATGTTGTCTGATAATGTGGCGAACACTCTTATTGTTCTACGAGAACCGTTAGCGCATTCAGGACAGCCAGAATACGAAGCTAAAAACATTGCGTACTGGAAAGAAATAGTAGAAAACACTCCCGAAATAAGATTTAGATCAGAATTTATTAAATATTTGAAATAACCATAAAAAATAAAAAAATGCTAATTGAAGTTAAAACTAACGGAACAATGACTAGATTTATTAATATTAATCATATAGTCATGATAGAGAATGGACATCAGGGAGGGGTATTAATTTACTTGAATGGAATGGAAAGCATATTTTCATCTGAAGATATTCATAGTCTTCAATTACGAATAAACGAAGCTTTTGATAAGTCTAAAAAATAAAATAGCCCCTTAACTGGGGCTATTTTTGTTAATTACTTTTTTTGAATATTGGGATTGCCTCCCTTTTCAATTACAGACCTTTGTCCGGAGTTAGTGGACGGAATCTGCCTGCTTGTTCCAGCGCTATTTCCTCCTGAAGTTTGATTGTTATTACTTCCTGAAGAAGTGCTGGAGTTTTGATTGTTATCACTCATTTTATTAGGTTTAGTTGTTATTAAATTTACAAAGAAAAATAATGTTAGCGCAATTGCGCTAGAATAAATAAGCCAGAGCCCTTTTTTAATACATCTATTCTGTTTTGATATAGGCTCTTGATTATCATTAAAACTTCCTCTATTTATGCTTATTTCAAACAAATAGACATCTTCAACTTCGTTTGTTAGAAGTTCATCCATGTTATGAAATCCAATTCCATGAAATAATTTCCTAGGACGCATTGCCATTATCAAATTACATATTCCTATTATATTCAAAATTATAGGAATAAAAAATACGCAAATCCAAAAATAGGAAGTGGCAATTTTATCAAAAACTGAAAACGAAATAGGTATAAACAATGCAGATATAGCGGTAATTGTTCCTGCTTTGGCATTGTTTCCATCTACGCTAGATAATTGATCATTTAATAATTCTCTTGATTTTAGAGCTAATAATTCTGGTGTTTCCATAATATAGTTTATTACAAGTTTAATTTTATATTTTGTGGAGACTACTCCGTGGGGTTAATTTATCCAAGCCATCTAAATTTTCCATTCTCTACAGTAAAATAAAAATCAACTTTATGATGGTCGGCAACATAAATTATAAAGTCATGGAACTGTTGAATTCTTTTTCTTTTTATTTCTTCATCATATTCAAGATCGGTATAAAAAGAATGCTGTGTATTAGTGCAATCAACTCCTAAAGCTATACACCTTCTTTTTATAACAGCTTTAATGTCTTTTTCAATTCTACTCCTTTTTTGATCTTCCCATTTATCGTACCGATTAACAAGCTTTTTATATTCACCCCTAAATTTTTCCATGACTATTTTGTTTATGTTTCTGTAGCAAATATAAATACTTTAATTTACGTATGCAATATTTTTATAAATTATTTTATGTATATTTACTAAAATTTTGTAAACTATTACGTTTATGGTATATTTGAACATGCAATTTAGAATCAAAGAAGTAGCTAAAAGAAAAGGGAAAACACTTCAGGAGATGTGTGAAAAGATTGGTATAAGTTACATAGACTTTAATCAAAGACTTAAAAGAGGACCGAAGATGGAATTAATACAGAAATGTGCTGATGCGCTTGAATGTTCCGTGTTTGAATTAATTGAAGAAGATGAAAACTTCACTCACCTTTATAACTCTAAAAATGAATTCTACGGAATTGGGAAAAAGTAACCCCGCGAAAGGCGGGGATTTCCTTTCCATTATTTCAAAATTACTTCAATTTTTGGATTGTAAGTTGATACGGCATTACCGTCTCTAAATCCGAATACCTCTTTTTCAAGTTCAATATTCAGATCTAACCCCGGATTCGATTTCAGAAATTCGTCGATATTTCTTTTAAGAGCTGTTTTCAAATCCTCAATTTCTTTTTTTATTTCTGCTGTTGTTTTACTGTTCATTTCAATTCAAATTTATAACATAATACTGGATGGTTAATTTGTCCAGGAGCTTAGTATTCTGCACTATAAAATAGTTTCCACATTTAATCGGCTGCATTGATTTAATTTATTAATTATCCTAGATTCATCTTAAGATTTTAAATCTAAACCTGCCAAAATCTTTAAATGTTGAATAGCCGTTTCTTTCAGAGAACAATGTAGTTGTTTTGTTCTTATCTCTGATTAGAATTCCATATTTTCCAAAGAATTTAAACCAAAAGAATCCATAGCCAGAATTATATGCGAACAAGCTTCTAATGTCGCTTTTCGGTGTGTTTTCCATATTCCAATTCAATATTAATTTTTACGAGTTCATTGTAAATATAAGATCCGTTGTTTCCCAACTGAGCGTATGCTTCATTCTTTATACGGTCAAAAATTCCAGAAGCTTTTTCTTCACCAATTAGTTTTATAAGCTTTTGTTTTTGAGCATAAATTCTATCTGCTTCTCTAACATGGCTTAATAATCCTGGGAAGCACCCAATTACTGAAGCAATTCCAATTGCTTTATTAATTTTTTCTATCACCTTCTCATCCATTCCAAAACCTTTTGCGTATCAAACAATAATTTCTTTTTCCTTCTCCTTCCTTCATAGCCTCCTATGATCAGTTCATCAGGATAATATTGACAACGTAGAAGCGCATACACTTCTTTCTGTCCCTTTCCTGTTACCTCGCAAAATTCCGATAAATCCATTGTTATTTTTTGAACCATGGATAGTCTGTTAAATGCTACCAAAAGTTCATTAAGTGTCATATCCGACGTTCTCATACTTCCCAAATCTCCCCTCATAAAAATAATACCGTGGTTATAATAGTAAAATTACGAAATATCGTGTGTAAAACCAACAAATGCTATTGAAAATAAACGTTTTACGGGCGAAATTTACGGTAATTAATAATAAACCTTTTAATATGACAAGAGAAACTATAATTGAAAAGCTGAGAACTAATTACATTGATTTAGGGTTAAGCGATGAAATTTTAGGGTCGCAAGCGGATTTTATTCTATCAAACAAGCCAACTGATGAAACCATAGATGGGGTTATTGACGGCGTGGGGGGTGTTTTAAAATCATTTCAATCAAGCTTGGATAAGGTAAGACAAAAGCCTGCTGACGAGAAGAAAAAGTCTGAAGAGAAAAAAGAAACCGAAGAAAAAAAGGATTCTACTCTTGAAGAAAAGTTTGAAAAACTTCTTGGAACCGTACAGCAATTAGTAACCAAAACAGCTACCGACGACAAAAAAGGAAATCTTGTAAAGGCACTTGCCGCGAAAAACATTCCGGAAAAGTACTACAACAAGTTTCTTTCAACTGTAGATTATGGAGAGGGCTATTCTGAAGAAGATACAGTGAAGTCCATGGAGGCTGAATTTGAGGATTTCAAACAGGCTTTTGCAACTGAAGGAGCTAAAGGTGGAAATCCGCCTATTGGAACCGGTGGGACTGAGCAAAAAGGACAAGCGTTGAAAGACATTGAAAGGTTAGCGTAAAAACAAAACAGACAAAAAATGAGCAAATTAGGATTTAAGAGAACGGAAGTAGCAGGGGATAAAACAATCTATGCTCACGTTTTGGAAACGGCTTTAGGCGGTTTCGCATTAGATACTACCGGACTAACAAAAGGTGAAAAAATTGTAGCCGGTACAGCGTTTACTTTTGACGAAGCTACAAGATTGGCAAAGCCAGATCAAGTAGCTCCAAAAGGATTACTGTATGAAGATGTTGTTATTGACGATAATACTTCTGTTGATATTGTTCTGAGAGGAACCGTGTATGCTAGAAGGATTCCAGCTATTACGGATGAACTTAAAGCAAAAATGCCTCAAATCATTTTCTCACAATCTAAATAATTAATGAAGTATGAGTAATGTAGCATCTATATTCGGTGAATACGCAACAAGCGAAGGTTTACAGCTTATCATCGACAAAAGAATGGATAAATTCAAAACCAGAGAATTTTCCAAATATTTATCCTGGGACACGCCTCAGGTCGATTTATCTTTCAAAGATGTAATCGGAAAAACACAACTTGATACAATTGCATCTGTTGTAGGAGAAGATTCTGTTTCTCCCGTAAGAAGTAGGAGAGGGCTGGCTTCATTTGAGGGGTCTATCCCAACTATTTCACACAAATATCTCATGAAACAATCTGATGTAAGAGCTTACTACTCTTTACAGAACATGGGTAATATTGATGATGACACAAAGAAGAAGCAAATCATTGATTTAATTTTTAACGATGTCAAATTATCAGCGGATGGATGTACCGGCAGACTTGATGTTATGTTCTTACAAGGACTTTCTACAGGTATGATTGATCTTTCAGCTACCGGGAACCCGGATGGCGTTGCTTATGGTGAAATTCCAGTAGGACTTCCGACGGGCAATGTTATTGAGGCTTCCAAGAAGTGGGATGATGCAGACGCAACACCGCTTCAGGATATTGAGAATGTGATTGATGCCGCACAAGGAAAAGGTAATGACAGTTTTGAAAAAATGATCATGACCAGAGCTACTTTCAACAAGTTAAAAAACAGCGTTGAAATCCAAAAGATTTTTAAAGGAGTAGTTGGAAAAGCTCCGGCATTAGTAACACCTGACAACCTTAACGAATACCTGGTTTCTAACGGACTTCCGCCAATCGAATTGCAAACTTCATTGTTTAACATTGAGGAGGACGGAGCTACAAGATCATTTAGAGCTTTCGCTGACGATGTGATTGTATTTGTTCCACAAGGAGAACTAGGAAAGGTTAAAAATGCGCTGGTGACTGAAGGAGATTTAAAACAGGTTATGGGGCATTCATATGCGAATGTAGATAAAGTAAAGATTGCTAAATGGTCTATGAATGAACCTTTTAACGAGTTTACAAGAGGTCAGTTATTGGCGATTCCTGCATTAACAGCAATTGACGCAATTTACCACTTAAAGCTAAAACTAGTATAATAAATGAAAGTTAGGGATTATTTGTCAGCAAATCTTGAATTATGGTCGGTTGAAGTGTCCGATTCGCTTATTGATGCAGAATTGATTAATGTAGGATTGAATGGCGACTCTGAATACGAACCCGAATTAGAAGTAAAAACTAATACGCTGTTTTACAATTTAATCCCTAAGCTTTTATTATCTCCAAAAAGAGTTTCAGAAGGACAGTTTACAATCGAATATGACAAAGATGCGATGGTTGCATATTACCGTATGATAGCTGACCAGTTAGGACTTCCAAACAATTTGGAAAGAAACAAAATTCGTGATCGTTCAAATCTTTGGTAAATGGCGGTTCAATATCCATATAAACTAGAAGTATTTGTAAAATCAGATGCTATAAAAGATGAAAACGGAAACTGGATTCCAGGATCTGAAGAATGGCAGGATTTCGGTAAATGTCGTGATGAAGACAGCCTATCAAGTACCAAGACGATTTCTAACGATCAGATTAAGTATGAATACACCTGGCTGATTCAGTGTCCTAAAAAGCTTAAACCTATTGATATAGGATCAAGTATAAGGGTCATAGGATCAAAAGGTGAAACACGACTTACAGGAGAAGTTTTGAGAGTCAAATATGATCAATTTCATAGTAGAATATGGGTGTAAGAGCAAACTTCAACATGCCGGGTTTAAACCAATATATCAATAATGCTTTGGATGCTAAAATTCAAAACATCATTCGAATTATGCGGGTAGTAGGTGAAGATGCTATAAACGAGGCTAGGTCTTACGCTAAACAGAATGACTGGCAAGACGTCACGGGAAATCTGAGATCATCTATCGGATATGTTATCACTCTGAATGGTAGTATTGTTGGTCAAGACTTTGAAAAAGTACAGGGCCCGCAACCAACAACGAAAGACGGTAAGAAAATAGGCTATGATCTGGCGATTGATATTGCTAAAGCACTTCCGGAAATAGCATTGGTTATTGTTGCAGGAATGAATTACGCATCAACTGTTGAAAGTAGAGGTCGTAATGTCCTTACCAGCGCAGAACTCAAAGCAAAATTAAAACTCAATCAATTTCTAAATAGCATACGGTGAGAAATTCAGTAATAGAAGCCAAACAGTGGATATACAATGAGCTGAAAAATGGAGGTGTTGGTTCTATTATCACAGGAGATCTGTATAAAGACTTTAGACCGGCCGGCAGTACCAAAGAAGATATTGTTGTGAACGCTATTACTCTCAACAGCACTTTTTTCCAGACCGGTGCATTCAACGTGAATTGCTATGTGCCTTACCTAAAAGTAAAGATCAACGCCATAGATCAAAACGTTCCAAACGAAATTCGTCTAAAAGCTGTTTCCGACAAAGTAAAACCAATTCTGGAAAGAAAATTCACTGACAAATACAATGTTGATATAGAATTTGAGCAAACAATTATGGATGGTAACGATTGCTATATCAACTTCAGACTAAAATTAAACGCATTTAATAATAATTAAAATTCAATAAAATGGCAGGACAGATTAACAATGGTGTGGCGAAAATTGAATTAGCACCAATTGCATCAGACGGGGGAATGGGCACCGTCTTTAAAAAATTAGGGGAAACCATGCTGGGAACATTAAAGATCAATATGGAAGACGGTACAACTACTGACTTTAATGTTGAGGAATACGATGATCCTATTTTCACAAGAACAACCAAAGGGGCTATGTCTTTTGACTTTGATGTTGCTAATCCTGATGCAGATACTCTGGTTGAGGTTGGAGCCGGAACTAAAGATGCCGACGGAAACTACATTCCACCTATCGGAAACGTTACCGTAGAAAGGTCTTTAAAAATTACACCGGAAATCGGGTTTGGTTTTGATGTGGTAAGAACTCTTATTACCTACAAATTCACTGCCGATATGGGTAAAGACAATTTGCTGGGAGTTTCCGTGAATGCAAAGGTTTTGAGACCGACCAAAGAAAATACACCTTCGTTTGAATTGGTGAAATATCCGATTCCGACACCTTAATATTTTTCTTTTCAGCGCACTTGCTTAGGTGGGTGCGCTTTTTTTAACTACAAAAATTACAATTATGGAAGAAAATAAAATATTAAGTGAAGAGGAAAAAGTAATTGCAGAAGAAAAGGAGCTGAAGGTTTTAAATAGTGTAGGATTTACCGTTAAAACTAATTTCTGGGGCAAAGAGATAACGTGGAGGGTAAAAAAAATACCATTGAAAGTAATGTTTGCTCAGAGTTACCGGTTTTTCAAACTTAAAATCAGTCAGGAGAAACAGGAAAATGATGATTTCCAAGAAATATTAAACTCACAGTTTAATTCTGTTGCTGATAACGCTAAACTTTGCGCTGAAATTATAGCTATTACAATTCTTGGAACTAAATGGAACAATTGGCTTTTCCGAAAGCTATTAACTGAACATATTTTCAGCAATATCAATTCAAGAGAACTTCTTGAATTTACGCAGAAAGTTCTTACGCTGAACGATTATCAGTCTTTTACGATCTCTACCACATTACTAAGCGCAGTAAGAGTGACGAATCCGATGAAGGTAGAGAAAACGGCCTAAAAACTATATATGGTCTATGTGGTCAACTATGTCACCACTTTGGATGGACACTCGATTATTTACTTGAAGAGGTAGACTACGCATTTTTACAAAGAATGCTTATTGATGCACCTTCATATGATTACGACAAAGATGAAGATGTGAAAAAAGACTCCAAAAAAGGGAAATCATTCAATTACTCTGAATTATCTCAGGAAAGTTTTTTATCACAGTTGGAGCAATATAAATAATGAAGAATGAATAATGTAGGAGGAGCTTTAAATTTCAATGCAGTTTTAAATCTTAGTGAGTGGAATAGAAATATTGAACGAATTAAAAGAGATCTGCAGAATTTAAATCAAAACACAAAAAAGAATACCAACGACATGGATGCAGCTTTTAAAAATCTGTCAGTTGGTATTGCTAGTTATTTTTCTATTCATGCGGTTAAAGACTTCATCAATGAACTTATTACGGTTCGTGGTGAATTCCAACAGATGGAAAATGCTATTGAGACAATTACCGGATCTACTTCTCAGATGAATAAATTAATGGATGAGTGGAAGGAACTCACTTTAAGATCACCTTTTCGTTTATCCGAAATTGGACAAGCAGGAAAGCAGTTGCTTGCCTACGGTATTGATGTAAACAAGGTAACCCATGATATTGAAATGCTTGCCAATGTAGCTTCCGGTGTTTCTGGAAACATTGGTGATATAGCTTACGTGTATGGAACTTTAAAGACTCAGGGAAGAGCATATACTAGGGATATTCTACAGTTCACAATGCGAGGTATTCCATTAATGGATGAATTAGCCAAAGTAATGAATGTAAATGTCTCAGAGCTTAAAGGACTAATTGAAGCCGGAAAAGTTGGATTTCCGGAAGTGGAAAAAGCAATGAACAGGCTTACATCTGAAGGTGGTAAATTTAATAACCTTATTGCTAAACAAGCGACGACTTTAACCGGTTCTGTAAATAGACTTAAGCACGAATTTGAATTAATGCTTAATGAAATAGGAACTAACAACGAAAACATCCTGAAAGGAGGAATAGATGCTATAACGCATTTAATTGAAAATTATCAGGAGGTCGGAAGAGTCCTACTTACCCTTATTGAAATATACGGTATTTACCGAACCGCTTTACTGGTAACAACAGCAATTCAAAAGGCTTCAATTGCTGTGGAAGCCATTAAGACATGGATTTCATTAGCCAGAAGCATAAGAACTGCCGCAGATGCTCAGGCGTTATTTAATTTGACAGCAAGAGCAAACCCTTATACCCTTATAATTACAGTTATAGGGGCATTAATCGCTATTACCTATAATTACCGACAGGAACTCGGAGAGCTTACCGGCTTAATCGAAGAGCAAACGAATTCACAGAAAGCTCAGGAGGAAGTAATGTCTGAATATCACAGAAATTTTGCCAAAGGAGTTAATGAAACGAAGGCAAATATCTCCGAACTGATAAGCATTATAAATAATGAGTCTTCTACTCTTGAAATGCGTAAAGCTGCCTATGAAAAACTTATCAAAATTGATCAAACTTTTATTGGTGTTCTTGATGGTCAGTATAAAGCAACAAACAGACTTGGCCAAGCATTAGAATTTGTTACTTCAAAGATTGATGCATTTGCAATGGCTCAGGCTAAGGCTGCAGCTTCACGAAAAATACTTGAACAATCATTTGAGGAACAATTTAAACGTGATGCATTAAAAGTCCAGGCTGATTCTGCTCAGAAAGAAGCTGATAAGTGGAAGAAAATGGACGAAGAGGCAAGAAAAGCTGGAAAAGCAAGCCTCGAATACATGAGGAATGCTTATGATGCTGAGAAAAGAAGGGATAAACTTCTCGAACAACTTGAAAAGCAGAGAAAGGTAGCTAATGAGAAAACCGGTATTTCTAACACAATCATCAGAAGTAACCAGCAGGAAATTAATCAAAAAACAAAAGTTCTAAGACAGTTAGAGCAAGAAGTAAAGCTTGGCAAGCTTAATGGCGAACAATTAGAACTTAAAAAGAAACAAATTGAAAAACTCGCTTTTGAACTAAATGGTTTTAAGCCTCAAATAATTCAGTCGCCTGAAGAAATTAAAAAGTCTGAAGGATGGGCTGAAAGGATTAAAGCTCAAATTGAAGAATTGGAAGCACAGGCGCAAAAAGCACCTACTCAAGCAGCATATCAAGCAATTCGGAACAGAATAGACAAGTTAAATGAATTATTAAATCCAAAAAAAAATAAGCAGGAAAATCAACTTGCAGAAATATTACCCGAAGGTTCTATAAAAGAGCTTGAAAGAAGAGCTCAGTTGCTAAATGACGCTATTGATACAGCGGTTAATGGTGTAGTTAAACTTCGAAAGTTAGATAAATTCGGGCATGATAAAGACAAAAAGGGAAATCCGTTTTTAACTGGCGAAACTGTTTCAACTGAAGAAGCTTATAGAAGACTGCAGCAAATACAGGATGAAATAGATTCAAAAAGGTATAAGTCTAACAAAGATAGACTGGATGAAACGAAAACCCAGTTTGAAAACTATTACTCTATAGCTTCCTATTACGGAAAAGAAATAGCTGATAAACAATACGATCCTTTAGTTAGTAAATCTAGAAATTATCTTCAATATGTAGAGGGAGAAGTTAATGCTATTGAAAAACGAATCGAAGCCGGTGAAAAACTTTCCAAATCTGATCAGGAGTATTTAGTTATGCTCAGAAATGAAATGGATTCTTTGAACGGTTTTGAAGAACCGATTGAAGCGTTTAAGCGTGAGTTCGAAAATACTTTGAAGCTAATGCCATCGTTTGTGGATCAGATCGATGCTATCGATAAGGCAATAGATAACGCGTTCCAGAAAGAAGGAGGCAATAGTCAAAATTTCCTTGATCAAAAAAAATACCTGGAAGAACTCAGAAGAAATGCTGTACAATCTCAAAAAGAACAGTATGCTCAGTTTATTAACGAACATCAAACCTTTGAACAGCGTAAAGCAGAAATTACGAAGAAGTATGACGACATCCGTCTTAAAATTCAGCAGTCTAATGCTTCTGAAGTTGAAAAGACCAGGCAAACAAATGAAGCCAATAAAGCGCAAGCAAAAGATATTTCGTCAATGTCTGTTGAACTTTTCCAGAAAACAGATTTATGGGTTAAGGCTTTTGGAGATTTGGAGAGAGTAGGCCCTAAAACATTGCGTAAAATGCGGGATGAATTTAAGAAGTTTTTAGATTCAGATGCTGCAAAGGCATTAGGACCAGAAGATCTGAAAACAGTTCAGGATGCATATAATAAATTAGATGAGAATGTTAGGTCACGAAATCCGTTTGCTGCAATAGGTGACGCAATAAGAAAATATGCTGACGAAAAGAAAAAGTTAGACGACGCAGAAAAAAAATACGGAAAAAATAGTGAACAATATAACAATCAGTTAGATAATACAAAATTTGCTTTAGGTCAAATTTTCACAGTTTCGCAAGCGGCTGCAAATGCAACGATTTCTTTTGCAGGAGAACTTGGAAGCGCATTAGGTTTGCTTTCTCAAGAATCTCAACAAGCCCTTAAAGATGCACAACAGTTATTCGATGGGATTATTAATGCAGTAACAGGATATATATCTGGGGATTATGCTAAAATGGCGGGTGGAATTCTACAGATGGTAACTTCAATTGCCAAATATATGAATGGTGACGTTGACAGAGCAAGAACTATTCAACAGTGGGGTATTGAGGTTGAAAAGTTGAAATCACTTTATGAACAACTTAACAAATCAATTGAGAAAACTGCAGGAGATGCTCAATTAAAAATTCAGCGCGATCTCATTTCGAATCTGAAGGAACAACAAGATCTATTGATCAAGATGCGTCGGATGGAAAATGAAAAGAAAAACTCAGATACTGATAAACTTGCTTCGTATTCCCAACAGATTGAAGACATAAACAATAAGATTTCTGATCTGGTTGATGAATTTAAAAGCAAGGTTACAACTATTGAGTTTAAAGATTTAGCGCAGAAAATGTCTGATGCATTGGTTGAGGCTTTTGGAAAAGGCGAAGACGCTGCAAACTCATTTGATAAAGTTGTTGATGATGTTATGCGTAATGCCGTTCAGAACGCTTTAAAAATGAAATTTCTTGACGAGGCAGCCCAAAACATGGTTAATGAGCTTTACAGCGCAATGGGATTTGGTAATGGTGATACAGCTGATTTACAAAAACAACTAAAGAACGCCCAGGATAGGCTTAAATATCTTAATGATCTCATTAATAACGGCAGTCCTTTAAGTGCTGATGCTATTAAAGCCCGATTCGAAAAAGAAGAGTTAGAAAAAGTCATTGCGGCATTACAGCAACAGATAGCGAGCTCCAATGTCGCCGGTAATTTTGATGGACTCACTCAAGAGGAAAGAGACAAGATAAAAGCAATGGGCGAGGAGGCCATGAAAAAATACATGGAGGCTCTGAAGCAATACCAGGATCTTTTCGGACAGTCCGCTGAAAATGCCCAAGGTTTAAAAGGAGATATTAAAGGAATTACCGAGAAGACGGCCGGAGCATTGGAAGGGCAGATTAATGCCATGCGAATAAATGTTGCTGAAGCATTGAAGATCCACAGAGAAAATCAGAATGTATTTAAAAATCAATTAATGCAACTAACGCAAATTGAAAGTAATACACGGAACCTTGTTCAAATGAGAAAAGATCTATCAGAACTCAATTCAAAAATTAAAAATGGCTTAGCCGGAATCTAATGAATACAGAATTTATTTTAAAAGAAATCAAAGCTTTTAGCCCTTGTAAAGAGGGCTTTGAAAAAGCTTATAAAGATACTTCAATAAAGAATCTTTGCGAACTATTTTTTGCGAATTCGGATTGGGCTTTGAGGCAAAATTTCCCATCAAAAGAAGTACTTGAAAAATACCGTGGTTATTATGAAAAATACGGGGTTTACTACAGGCAAAGTACTATAAACAAGGCTGTTAATTTGGCTATCTTTGATAGTGAATCTGAAATAGAATTCACGGGATTCGATGTATCAGAGATTATTGTTCGTGGAAAGTCTAAAATTACAATAAAAGCTTCTGGATATTCTAAAATATTTGTGACGGTTTTAGACGATTCAGAACTAAATATCGAAAGGTCTGGAAATGCTGAGGTATTTGTTTACCAATATGGAGGAGTGGTTAATGGAGATTGTGTGGTAAAGCAAAAAGTATGGGATTAAAGTGGTCAATTAATGGAAGGGATTTTGTGGAGTTTGGAATTAATGTTTCAGAGTCTAAAGGGGTTCTTGATAAATTAAAGCCACGCGAAAGAAACTCATACACATGGGCTGAATATCACGGGAAACAATTCGATTTATCTAAGCCATTCTATGAAGCGAGAGAAATGGAACTTCAGTGCTGGCTTAGAGCTTCCGATTCTGATACGCTTACAGAAAATTTCAATTCATTTTTAGCCTTATTCGACACAAAATCTACAAAACGTTTTACTATTGAGCCTTTCGGAAATAAAGAATACGCTTATGAAGTATTACTGAATGGGTCGGCAGACCTTACAAAAGAATTCAGAGATGGTGAAATGTATGGTTCTTTTACGCTAAAATTAATTGAGCCTAACCCTATCAAAAAGATTCTGAAAACAACACTAGACAGCTTTAAAATTTCTTACGAAATAGACTCTGAAACTGAGATTTTCTTCGGTGACGGAACGAAACAGACCGGCCGGGGAAATGTAAGTCTTACTAAAGACTATTCAGCACCTTCTTACGAGAACTCCGGACTGTCAATAGTAAGCACAAGCGGTGTAAACGATCAATATTTTGAAGTTAATACCGTTCTATCTGGATCTACAATTTATCAATTTTCAGTAGAAGTTGATTTACAATCTCCGAAAAACATAAAACTGTACGTAATAGGGCGAAAGTTAGACAACACATATGAAGTTGTTGCCGTAAGTGCACTTTACGACGGTTTAACTGGAAAAAACTCTTTATCTGTAGTTCAAGAAGTCAACATGCCGGATTACGGAAAATTCATTTATAAAGTTTTGGATTCCGACGGAAATGAGATTCCGGGAATAGTTTACAATAATCCTCGCATTGAAACCGCTGAGGTTGTTGGAGAATGGCAAAACATGTTAGGTAAAGAAAAAATAATAATCATTGCAGGCAATATTGAAGACGTTAAAAACCTTCAGACGCCTGCGGAAACAATTTGGGAGAAAATATAATATTTAAGATAATGGGAGTTTTAGAAGGACAAGTGACAATAAGCGTCGTAGATAGTATTACGCCTAAGAATATAGCAACAATTGACAAAGATGGACTTGTTGGAAATGCTCCAACCAAGGAACAAGTTCAAAGTGATTTAAATGAACTTAAGGGAGAGGTTCAGGAAATGATAGTTTCTAATTTTAAAGGAAGCATTACACCAACAGATCCGGCGCCAACAGAAGATGGAACATATAAGCCGTCGGTGTCTTCCGAAGATGATAAACCAACTGATCCAAGTAGCACTGCTGACTGGGGCAAAATATATCCAAATGCTGGAAATTTGAGAGCAAAGACGGGGTATGACACAATGTTCTATAAAAAGGGGACAACCTGGACGAAGTCAGAAGTAAAGATGCCTGTAGCATCTCCAACTGGATCAGTAATTAAGGATGACCCGAATTCTGTCAGTGGAGGTGTTGTATATGACAGTCTTGAAAATTTAAAATCTGGACAGCAAAATATTATATTCTCTACTTCTACAAATTATATTGCAAAGACATCAACAGTTGGCCAAGTTCCGACCCTTACTTCATCGACAAACTGGCTTTTATCAGATTTAATTGATGTTGTTGCAACTGATACAATTTTACGTAAAGGATCGGCTGTTTCATCTTCTTCAGCTGCTGCTGAAATTTATTGTTTTGATATTGATGGCAAATATCTAGGATATTATAACCTAAACTCAACATCTTATTTAGTAAAAGTATCGGATCTTTCTCCAGGAACCAGAAAGATAAGAACAAATTCTGCAAGCTCCTATTCTGGCGAATTTTCAATATCTAAAACAGGATTTATTGCAACGGAAGCTGTTAGGAATCTCGAAAAAATTACTGAGTTAAATAAATTAGTAATTTCCGATGATGCATTTGCTAATTCTATTTCAGGGTATTTAAATAGTTCAGGAGGTTTAGTCCTTGGCAGTACTTCATGGAAATTAACACCACCATTACCGGTTACAAAAGATCAAAAGATATTATACACAGGAATTACTTCAGCAGCTGTTTATCCAATATGGGGCTATGATTCAAAATTGAATCCAGTAGTTTCTTTGTCAGCACAGGGAACTTTTACAGACAAGGAAATAACAGTTCCTGCAGGTGTTGATTTCGTTATTGCATCGGCGCGCGCAAATGTAGGTGATGTACAAAGACTAACATCAACGCATTTCGACCAAAGCAGAGTAGATATAAATGCAATTGCAAAAACTTTTGTTAATGATTCTTTTTTCCCATCTAAAACATGGGCTAAAGCAGGTGAGGCTATATCTCTAAACCTTAATGGTTTTGTAAATAAGCATCCTAAGGATTATTCGAGAGATACTTTTTTTAATTCGCCCAACGGGAATGAAGACTTCATTAGAATAATTCCTACAGCAGATGTGCAAATCCCAGTGAGGCAAAGACAGCCAAACGGTATATACACAATCTTAGGTTATGTAAATATTAAAGTAGGTGTTAATGCAAACTCACCTTCATCAGCCTTGTATTTTATGCACTTTGGCGATTCGACGGTTAAGGGCACTGTTAATAGTGGTATTGAAGGAGCGATTGTAAACGAGCTTTCCAGAAGATTAACAGGGGTAGGATATAATTTAACACCTGCAACCGCGCCGGCCGCCTTAGCATTGACAAATATTAATTTCATCGGAACCATTGGGGATCAAGTGATAAAGCATGAAGGCCGTGGAGGGTGGTCGTTCTCAGACTATTTAAACCTTGCATCAAAATCTGGTGCTACGAATGCATTTTGGAACACTGGAATTTCTGGTGCTGTAAAGTTTGATTTAGGATATTATCTTACTCAGAATAATTTCACTGGAGTCAACTCTACCGCCAGCAATTTAATTATTCTTTGCCAACTTGGATGGAATGATGTATTTACCTACACGCCGACACAAATTGAAGCATTCGCAAGGCAGTGGCTAGATTTAATTAAGTCGCAAAAATCAGGAGTGCGCGTGAAATTAATTTCAATGCAGCTTCCACCTGTTGACATCTATAAAGATTACGGGACAAGTACGCGCCAACAATCATACATGAGCACTATGCAAAGAGTAATGACAATTGCCAGAATCTATGAAAAGATTGCATTAGATCCGACATACTCTTCATGGGTTGAGCATATTTCATACATGGGTACTTTCTTCCCGGATAATGCTTATCCAACAACAGATTTAACAGTAAACAAAAGAGATTCTGGAACTAAAAAAGTATATACGGACGACGTTCACCCGATCGCGGCAGGTTATGCGCAAATGGCTGACACGCTCTTCTATAATATTCTTTACAATTATTGTCAATAATAATGAATAATATAACACTATACAGAAACGGATCACCCTTGTTCAATTTGATTGAGCGAGGGAAACGTTCTGTAGAATCAGCAACGCTTAACCGTGTTATGCTTTCGGATGATTCGGTTTCGATTAAACTGAATTCCCGGGAAAAGCTGGATATTCTGATCAATGATTATTTCGTGTTGTTCGATTCTGTTTATCGTATCAATACATTGCCGTCCTTAGTGAAGGACAGCAATACTTCATACGAGTACAATATTACCGCTCAGGGACTTATGTTCGACATGCAGCGATGCAAATATTTTAATGCAGATGCTACCGGATTCGGGCCGGATCTGGAATTTCCTTTGATTGGAACTATTGAAGTTTTCTTGCTGGCTATTAAAAACAATATGAAGCGTTTTTCTGCTAATTGGGAGCTCGGGAATTTTACCAACGGTGAAACCAAAACAATCACTTTCGGAGATGACACTTGCCTTTCAGCAATGCAGAAGATCTGTAACGAATTCAAGACTGATTTTTGGATTAAGTACGAAAATGGTAAGTATGTTATTCATACCGGAGATTACGGCAAGAAAGTGCCGTTAAAATTCGAGTATGGAAAAGGTAAAGGACTATACTCACTATCCCGGAATAATGTTGATGATAACGACATTGTGAACCGGCTTTATGTTTTTGGCGGAACGAACAATATCCCAAATGAATACCGGAATTTTAGTAAGAGATTAAAATTACCTGGTGCGGATTATTTGGAAGATGCTGGATCAATTGCTGGTTTTGGATTAAAAGAAGGCTCAATCACTTTTGACGAAATTTACCCGCACAGAACCGGAAAGATTACATCTTTAGGAGATACTAAATTTAAGTTCTCGGATTCCACCATGGATTTCGATCTCAACGAGAAGGAAGCTGATGGAGTAACGACTAAGTATCTAATTGCGGGAACTTCTGCCAAAGTGCATTTTAATACAGGTAATCTGGCCGGATATGAGTTTGAGATTAAAAAAGGAGGGTATAATCATACAACGAAGACTTTTGAAATAATTCCTTTCAAAAACGATCAGGGGCAAAGTTTCCCGGATGAAGCGTCAACTGCTTTTCAATTTGCTGTCGGTGATGAATATGTATTACTGGATATTGTAATGCCGAAAACCTATATCGACAATGCGGAGAATGAACTTCTTCAGAAAGGACTGGAACAATTTGAGCTAAACAAGAATGCTAAAGTTTCTTATGATCTCAATGTCGATCCGGCTTACATGGAAAAAATTGGAGTAGGGAAGTTTGATATTGGTGACTATATTCAAGTGTATGATCCGGTTCTTGGGATTGACAAGGTTTTAAGAGTAAACCAGATTACGAATAGCTTTATTGAATCCTATGATTACAATCCTTTTAGACTAAAAATTGTAATTGCAGATTCATATGAAATCGCATATAGTTCGAAGGTAGAACTTCAAATTAAGGAAATTAAAAATGTTTTATCGATTACCAATTTAGGACAGATCAATTATTCAAAACTCGGTCTTAAAACGACGGAAGAGCTTAAGAATCTTGTATTTGATACGGATGATTACTTTAATCCTGAGAACATACGGCCGAATTCTATCGAAACGAATATGATTTCAGTTGGTGCTCGAAGTCAACAGATCAGCTGCAGTGTTGTTTTCTATGTCATGTTTGAAAATGATAAGAATAAAGTCAAAGTCAATCCGGGAATAATCTACTCTCAAACATTCGATAAAGAGTGGAATATCCCTGAGAATGTAGAAACCATTCCAGATGATCAGTTCAGATACGTTTATGGTAAATGCTCAAAAACAGATCAGACAGGATCAATTGTCTTCACTCAGGAACAGATCAAATTTGACGCAGACGCGAATGATTATTACTTTCTGATTGGAATTCTTCACTCCGTTGTCGATGGCGTTAGGGTTTTATCCATAACCGTTGGAACAACGACAATTAATGGAGGTTTAATCAGAACCGGAATTATTTCGTCACTGGACGGTCAAATGACAATAAACCTGGACACGCAGGAAATAAAAGGTAAAATCAAGTTTACTGATGGCTCAGATGGCTTCACATCTATTGATAATGGCTTATTGATGTCTCAAGTAATTGAAGTCGGAAATAACACCGAAAGAAACGCTTTTATATCTTCTGTAACTGATGCAGGTCCGGAAAGCATTCGGTTTGGTGCAGGTGCGGATTATGCGCATAAGAATGATGCAGTGTTTAAAGTTCTACAGAATGGAAAATTGATAGCCCAGAATGCCAACATAAAAGGCGTGATTGAAGCCGAAACCGGAACAATTGGTGGGGTAGATGGATGGTATATCACACCATCGACGTTAACCAGTACCACTGGGAAAATTCTTTTCGGAACTGTAAACAGTAATGGTGATCTGGTTGATGGGCTAATGATCTCAAATGATGTACACCCCAATAGCCAGTACATAGGCAATTTCATCATTAATTCTTCCAAAGATGCCGGTAATGTAATAAATACAGGTGCATCAATATCGGCATCAGGAAACAATGTTGGTAATACAGCCTTAGAACTTAGTGCAACAGGTCCACAGGGTAACAATAACGCACTAACTATTAATGATGGATATGTTTTCTTAAATAATATCGGCGGCAATGGGTTTAAAGGGTTTAAAGTATATGTGCCAGCATTAGGAGGGCAACTAGCTGAAGGATTTTCTGGGCAAAAAACAATAGGTGGAACGATCTGTTTCTTTCAAAACGGACTGTTTATAGGAGCGTAAATTAATAAATAATCTTTAAAAAATGAATGGAAAATCTAAACTACAATATCAGCGAGATAATCGCATTAGTCATGTCGGTACTGATAGGATCGGGGGCTTACATTTCTTTTGTTTACATAAAGAACAAGCAAAAGATAAGTATTGCATATGTGATGGCGGTTTTACTGATCAATCTATGCCTGACTTACGTAGCCTCCGAGCTTTTAAAAGCCTTCAATTGGAGCGAGTGGCGGAATCCTTCACTGCCTATGGTAGCATTTGCCGGACAGTACTTGACGGATTGGATGGACAAGAGATATTTAAAAATATTCGACACTGCAGCAAAGCGGGCCGGAATTAAAATAGACGATAAAGATGAATCTAACGATAAAAACTCCGAAAATGAAAATCAATAAAGACTTATTATACGCTTTTTTGGTTGTATTGCTTATCTCGGTTTTTGCCTCTGTAGTAGGTAATATATTTAAAGAAAGTAATGAGAAAGAACTTACCGAATTAAGGAAGATCCAGGAAGCTCAAAATGATGCAAAATATCAATCAGAGCTAAGAGAAAAAGCAGCAAATAACAAAAGCGATTCTTTTAGAAATGTTTTAGAACAGCAAAACATTGGTATTGGCATTCTAAACGATAATTTTAAGAATATGAACAATAGTATTCTTAATATGAAAACGATGTATGATAAAAATTTTTTAGACCTTAAAAATATACAAAATGAAAGCGATCACATTAATTCTGCTTCTATTAATGAGCAATTTGATTTTATCTCAAAATACAAATACAAGGAGTATTCCGGAGGGACAAATCCCTGAAGTATACCGAGGACTGAAGCAAAACGAATATTTAAAGACAAGACTTCAGAAAACGGAATCAGCACTTTCCAGCGCAAACCAGCTAATCAATGAACAAGACAAAGCGTTAACTGTCAGTAAAAATTTATTGACTGCAAAAGATGAGGCTATGGGAACCGTTCTGGAAATTTCAAAGCAGGATAAAATCGCAGCAGAAGAACGAGAAAAGCAGTTAAATATTGATATTTCTTATTTACAGACACAAATGGAGGTTGTAAAGAAAGAAGCGGATATTAAACAGCGTAAAAGGTTTTGGAGTGGTGTTAAAATCGGCGGTCTTTCAGTCGCTGTGTTGGGAGTAGCTGGACTTATTTTGATGAACAATAATTAAAGCGAATTAAATGAAAACAAGCAACAGATCCATTTCCAACTCCTTTGATGGATTAACAACCGAAGAAAGGAATAGAATAAAAGTAATGGGCGAAAAGGCTATGAATGATTATTTAAAGGCTTTGCAAGCATATTTAGCAATTACAAATAAAACGAAATGACAGCATTAGAACTATCAAATAAATACAAAACGCTTTTGAGTAAAAATGGAATTAATACTCCGTTGAGAAAAGCGCATTTTTTCGCTCAATTAGCGCATGAGAGCATGAACTTTACCCGATTACGAGAAGTAGGGACGGATTCTTATTTCCAAAAATATGAAGGACGCAAAAACCTAGGGAATACTAAGAAGGGTGACGGGCTTCGATTTAAAGGTCGTGGATTCATTCAAATTACCGGAAGGTATAATTACACTATTTTATCAAAAGAAACTGGAATTGATTACGTAAATAACCCTGAGTGGCTGGAAAGAGAAGCAGATGCAATGACTTCAGCAATTTGGTTCTGGAATCGAAATAATCTAAACAAATACGCAGATCTTGATAGAATAGATTCAATTTCTGACCTTATCAATAAAGGGAAGTTGACTGAGCAGTACGGTGACGCTAATGGATTCACAGACCGAAACAATAAGCTGAAGTACTACAAGACCGTTTTTAAATAAAAATATCCCCGCAATTACGTGGGGTTTTCTATTCAATGGTTAGATCATTTATGTTTCCATAAAGTTTTTGCAACGCCTTTAATGCTTTCTCTGCATCCTTTTTAGTGAAGGTACGTTTTGCGGTATCGTTAAGTTTGTTTAGTAAGTAATTTGCCGCCGTTTCATTGTTTGGAAACATAATTTTAGCAACTTCAGAAACGTTAACTGCCTTATTATTCTTCAAATATTCTTTCACTGTCATAGAACAAAGGTAAAAATAATTTTAAAATAAGTACATAAAAATATGTATATGTACATAAAATTATGTACATTTGTAAAAGAAACATAAACAAAATAGCCATGAGCTAGTTTGCATTTTATAAATTCCACAAAGAATACTTTAAAGAACCAAAAGGACAGCAAAGATTGGCTTTAGATCTTTTTGGAGGTGATTATTTTGAAGCAAATAATTTCCAGAATTGGGCGATGATTAACGGTTATTTAATTTTAAATGACGCGCATGATTTTGTACTTAATAAACATTGAATATGACACCAAAAGAAAAAGCCATAGAAATCTACGAACAGATGTTCTCAGCTCATTATAAAATGGATTATTATCCTGCTGTTGCCTGTGCTGTTAAAGCCGTAGAATTTCTTATCAATGAATCTGTATTCAATGAGATGTTGGAAAGTGTCAAATTTTGGGAATCAGTAAAGGCAGAACTTGAAAAATTATAACGCATGAAAAAACTTATCCCCCTTTCCGATTTTGTTTTTGAACAAAAAAGAAAAACGACGTCTGAGACAGACTATGTAAAACCGTTGAAATTAATTTTCAATTACGCTGAATTCCTAAAACAGCCATTGACGCTGGCAATGTTTGTTCCTTGTGATGAAGAGGGAAATATTATTGAGATTCAACCTTATTTTACGTTTGCAGATCCTGAATATAAGAATAAACCTGAATGCATTAAATATTGGCAGGCAAAAGAAAAGTTATTGTTTGTAAGGGGGCCAAAGCTTAATGAAGGTAAGTTTAGGTACATTGTTGAAAAGTACAAAGATATTGAAGGTTTGGCAAATAATGGTTGGGAGCTTGAACTAACCCCTTCCGCTTTAGAGGCTATAGGAATAAAATAGTAGACTATGGAAAATAAATGGATTCCGGTCTCAAATCCACCGGAAAAATTTCAAGATGTAATATTATTTAGAGAGGATGCAGGAGTTTTCTCAGGTTTTTATGGCAATTACGCCGAATGTCTTCCAGATTCAATGGTTGATGAGTACGCGAAACACCTTTCTGAAGACGAATTATTTGAAATACGATGGTTTTATTATTCTTTAGAAGGGGGAGGATTTTTAGAATTAGATTTATTGCCCACACACTGGATGCAACTACCACAAGAACCGAAAGATTTACAATTTAACCCCACTGAGTAGTCTCCACAAAATATAAGAATATGATACTAACAGGAAAAGCAAAAGAAGATTTTAGGATATGGCTTCAAGAATATTCTAAAGATTTCGAACTTATAGAATTATTTGATAAATTACATACAGCGTCACAGAATGGTTTAATAATAGAGTGGCTTGATGAAAAAAGAATCTATATTGAAACTATGAAGGCTGGTTTTTATCGTTGTAACATCAATGATAATGCTACAGGAGATTTGTTTATTGTTAAGAATCAGAATACAAGAAACGAAGCACAGAGGCTTGCAATCGAAAAAGCGAACGAAATTTACAATACAACTCATTAATTTGAGTTTTCATGGTTATTAGTTTTATCCTCGGAGAGATCCGGGGATTTTTTACGGAAAACCATAATAGTATATCTCAAACTTTATTTAAATTTGAAGCATGTTTGATCTTGAAAAAATACCAATGTATCCACCTGCACTAGTCATAGTGTTTGTTTTAGGTCTTTTGTGGCTTCTTCAAATCGCATTGAGTAATGAGAAAAACAAGTATGATCAAGAAAAGCAGATAAGTGACATGTTTTATATCTATCCAGTTGTTATGATGTGTGTATCAATGCTGTGTCTTGTTTATCAATACTACATGGGAAATATTTCTTTAGAATCCCTTTAATAATTTATAATTTTTTTGTGGATAACTTTTTAATGCGTCAAGTTCTGTCGCCATGCGGGTTTTGCTTTGTCTCATGAAATTTTAACATTGGTTTGATAAAAAATGGTTCAAAAAGTATATAACTTTGCGATATGAAAACGATCGGAAATTTAGAGTTATTTACATTGGAAAGTACGGAGCCTATAGTTTTGACGCCTTTGGAAGAGAGACTTCACGCTGGCGGTTATGGTGCTTTTCCTAGTGCCGCGCTGGATTTTCCGGATGAAAGTATAGACTTTTTAAAGCTTTTGGTTAAAGATCCGGTGACAACTTTCCCGGGAAGAGTTTCGGGCGATTCCTTAAAGGATATAGGGATATTAAATGAAGATTGGTGTCTTATTCAGAAGGGCATTGAAGCCAGGCCAAATGATCTTGTAGCGGCAATAATAGAGAATCAATTCTTTATTAAGCGGTTCAGACCACGATATGGAGCCGGAAACCAGATAAAAGAACTTAAATTAGAATCAGCCAATGTTGAATATTCAGATTTTGACATCACAGATGAAACAGAATTTTTTCTCTGGGGTGTCGTTACATGGACATTTAAAAACTGGCGAAAATTATGATAGCTTTAATTGACGGAAACAACTTCTACGCATCATGCGAAAGAATCTTTAATTACGAATGGCGAAGCCGTCCGGTAGTTGTTCTGTCAAATAATGATGGTTGTGCAATTGCCAGAAGTAACGAGGCTAAGGCGTTGGGGATCCCGATGGGTGAACCATACTTTAAGCTAAAACATTTTGAGAAATCACACGGTCTTGTTGTGTGTTCTGCAAACTTTGTTTTATATGGAGATATAAGCAATAGAGTAGTGCAGATAACCCGTAGATACTGCAATGATATTGAAGTGTATTCTATTGACGAATCATTTCTTTTCCTTGATGGATATATGGACCAATATAAAAAGATGGTTGATTTACGCAGGGATGTGTTGCAGGGTTTAGACCTTCCAACAAGTATTGGTATGGCACCATCTAAAACGCTGGCAAAAGTCGCCAATAAAATCGCAAAGAAGTTTCCGGAAAAAACAGGATCTGTTTATATGATAGATACTCACAAAAAACTGGAAGCAGCATTAAAATGGTTTCCGCTGGAGGATATTTGGGGTATCGGCCGTAGGTATCATGAGCGATTTAAAAATTATGGTGCTCATTCTGCTTGGGATTTTACACAGTTTCAGGATGATTTCCTGCGTAATGAAATGGGAATATTAGGGGTAAGGATGAAAAAGGAACTTCTGGGAGAAGCTCAGTATACTATGAGTATCCCTGAACCTAAAAAGATGATCTCAACTACAAGAACATTCGATACCGGACACGCTGAATATGATTACGTACATGAAAGAATTTCAACTTTCGCGGCGGAATGTGCCCGGAAGCTCCGGGAGCAGAAATCATGCTGCAGGCATGTTACGGTATTTATCATGACAGACCGATTCAAGCAGAATCAGGTTCAATATTCAGATTCATTCACGGTAACGCTTCCAAATCCAAGTAATTCATCAATAGATATTTCCAAGTATGCTAAAAAAGCGCTGGATAAAATATTTATTAATGGCCCAAAGTACCGCAAAGCAGGGGTGATCACAAGTACATTCGTTCCGGAAACTGAAAGAATAACAAGTATGTTTGATCAGGATTTTCATGAAAAGCATAAACCGCTCATGAATGCAATGGATTTAATGAATAATCGCCTCGGAAAACAAAAGATAAAGCTGGCTTCACAGGATATTCAGAGAACCTGGAAAATGGATCAAAAACACTTGTCTCAACGCTATTCAACAAGCTTTTATGACTCTATTATTTTGAAGGCGTAATAATTTGTACGCTTTTTGTATCTTTTCAATTAAAATTATTCTATGTGTTACTCATTCAACAATAAAAAAGTTGATCTCAAAAAGATCGCTGAAGAGTTGGATGCGGAAAATTATGAGAGTGGATATGTACAGGAGGAAACTATTTCAGCATTCACCAGGCCAGCAATGCCAATCGTTTTAGAACATAATGGTCGAAAGATCACCCACGGAACATGGGGACTTTATTCAGAAATACCAAAAGATAAACCAGCTAAAGGATTAAATCTAACTGCTGAAAAAACACATACATTTTACAAGAAGTTTGAGCATAACCGCTGCGTTGTTCCTATATCCGGATTCTACGATTTTCAACATGTAATAATTCCCGGAAAGAAAACCCCGGCAAAAGTAAAACATGAAGTTTTATGGAAAGATGCCGATCATTTATATTTAGCCGGATTCTTTGATGTTTGGGAAAATAAAGAAATAGGAGTGGGCATTGTTACTACAGCAGCAAACGAACTCATGTCTGTAATCCACAATTCTAAATTAAGAATGCCTATTTGTTTGGATGCGAGAATGGCTGATAGATTTTTGAAGGACGAACCGATAGAAGAGTTTGTTTTTCCGGCTTATGATCCAGCACTCGTTGCAGTAAACTTGGAACCGCATAAATTACCACCACCTTCATTATTTTAGCCATGGAAGATGACAAATACATATTTCAGCTTCTCGCAAACTACATAGAAGATGATCCAGACGACATGGTAAACTTCTACGATGACGCCATGAATTTAATCCGTGGAGCTGCAGCCGATAAAAACATTGAATTTGATGGCTACTTTCGGGAACGGTGGGAAATATCAGCAGATACAATATTTGAGTTTGACGAGGATTATTTTGAGGACGAAGACCGCAGGGATCTTTATGTTTTTCTTTCTGCATTAGTTGATGAAGACATTTTCAATTACCTACATTATGTCTGGCACCATGTATATCATGAGGAATTAACCGAGGATATTGTGGAGAGAAGAATTTTGGAACTAAAAGAAAAAGGCGTAACATTTTAGCTACGCCTTAATTTAATATTCCTTCAGATTAATTTTTTTCGCTTCATCGAATCTAATGTCATTGATGAAGTTTGCGTAAATCTCAGTTATCTTTTCGGAAGAATGTCCAAATATTGAACTTACGGCTTTTAAATCCAGTCCTGCTTTTAGCTTGTCACTACCGCCTTTATGTTTTAAAGAATATAATTTTTTATTTACTTTCAAATCTTTAATTACTATTCGCCTCCATAAATCAGTGGGGTATTTTCTTTTGACCTGAAATGGATTTGGGCAAAAGTAATTTTCAACAAGTCCGGGAGTCCTACTACTGGTGTTAGCTCCAAATAGATAATAGTCAGGATTAGACAAATCAAAATTTTTAATGAGTGTTTTGATAGTACCAATGATGGGCACTACACGAGTTTTATTGTTTTTTGAATTTTTAGAACTAACCACAATCACTTCTTTTTCCAATATTACATCACTGCATTTTAGCTTTACCAGTTCGCCCGGTCGAATACCCATATAGTAAACTACGGAGCAGAAAATATAATAATTCAAGTGTAGGTCCTTCAGGTGCGAGAATACTTTTTGATGTTCGCTTTCGGTCATCAAATCATATTGGCCGTTTTCAGATTCTTTAATAGCCCGAATGTCCCGTGTCGGAGATGAAGAAATAATTTCCCATTCAACAAGCTCAGCAAATATAGAGCTTATGTTTCTAAGAACCTTATTATAATTTCTTGCTGACCATTCTCTTTCATTTTTAGCAGCATCTAAAAGAGTTTTAATATGAAATCTATCACAGTCGTTAATATTAAGCTTATCATAACCCAGTTTTGTACAATAAGTTTTTAAAAGACCAACTGTAATTGAATATTCTTTAAAAGATCCGGCACTCAAAGTCGACTTTTTCTTTTCAAGACCAAATTCAAGGGCTTCATGAAGATTGTATTTAACAATGTTCTTTTTTGCTTTTGGATTCCATCCTCCGCTGATTTCTTTTTCCAACGTAGCCTTTAACACTTCAGCTTTAAACATTCTTTCTTCAAATGTTTGTCCTAAATTCAAGCCCTTATATATTTTTTTAATAATTTTGCCATCGGTATACAAATAGACATACCATTTTTCATTAAGGTTTTGAGAAGAGAAAATACGAACTTCTATTTTTTTCAT